AGCTGGAAGTTTGGTCGGGGGTGGTATTGGAGCTCTCGTCGGGGTCGGAACATCGTTGTGGCATCACTTCTTCTAAAAAAAGAGGCTTAAGGAAGAGCATGTAGTAATAGAAAGGAACATGCCAACCAACTATCAAAATGGAAAGATCTATCGAATTGTGTGTAACATCACAGGACTTACCTACATCGGGAGTACTTGTCAAACGCTATCGCAACGACTTACCAAACATCGATTCAATTATAAAACACTACTGGAGAAACCTGAGAAAAAATTGGCAACATCTGTGAAGGTCATTGCTGGGGGAGATTATGATATCGTCCTATTGGAGAAGTGTCCTTGTGAATCGAAGGAAGAACTACACAAACGTGAACGATACTACATTGAGTCTATGGATTGTGTGAACAAGGTTATTCCCACACGGACTGAAGCTGAGAAGAAGAAGATTTATCGTGAGAAGAATAAAGATTCAATAGCTGAGAAGAATGTAAAAGTAGAGTGTGGTTGTGGTACGACTCACTCTCATTTCAACAAACCCAGACATCTCAGATCAAAGAAACATCAACTATGGGCGGAGACACAGTAAGGAAATTAGGATTATAACACACAGGTGTGGTATAATGGATCGATTACTCGACGAGAACAAGGGAATCGATAGCACGGTCGTAATGGTCAATGGAGAATGATTTTACGAGAGCTGGCGGCGCCCACGGGAATTTAGCGTGGTAAAGTTTATATAAGTGTTTCATAGCGTCTTGCTCTCTATCTACGTCGTCAATTTTAATGTCGTCAAGGTGTTCGTTGTATTGCTTCTTTAGCGTGAGTATTGAGATACCGGACGAACTTAATTCAGGGTCATGTGATTCGAGCACTGGAATGTCTTCAACAGGCACATAAATTTTCTCGTCAATTGATTCCATTGTCTTCTTTATCTTACTTGAGATTTTAAAAATTTTGTTGAATTTTACACGACAACCGAGATTTGTCCGTCCGTCTGGAGAGTCCAGAAAGCCTCACAATTGGCAAAGACACATACCTCAGTAGTAGCAGTAGCACCCCCAGAGGCAGTCCAGTTGAAGGTATTGGGGGAAGCATTCATAGCTGTGTTCATTCCACGAAGAGCAAGGTGGTCGTCGTCAAACACTTTCAAGTCAGCACACATAACGAAGCTGTTAGCCAAGAAAGACACCTTATCAGGACCAACACCATCTTTCACGAATGAGCTATTAAGCATCTCCTTGTAAGCACGAGCAAGGATAGCTGTGGCAGCAACAGCACTGACCTTAATCTGTGAAGATGGGTGAGCTTGCCCGTCAATTTCGTAGTAGAATTCAGTACACCCGTTCGGGACAAATGTTGTTTTAGTTCCACCATACGCACGGTCAACAGCCGTTCTCTGGACAGCACATAGGGAAAGGAGAGACAAGGAGCGGTCATTAATTTGAATAATGTTCTCACCAGTTACACCTTGGGTAAGAGCTCCAACATAGCATTTGTAGGTATCTCCAGACCAGCTCACACCCTGAGATTGGTGAAACGTTTTGTAGGCAGACAATGCTTCAGGATTCTGGATTTTATACAAGGGAGCAATAAAACGAGGGTTAATTACAGACAATCCAAGAGCGGGGTCACCAGTGGTCCAAGTTCCTTGAAGAACAGTTGGGTTGATTCGGATAATGATATCAAATTGAGCTCCCATGGGGATAGCCATACCATCGTGGGGATTAAGGAATCCAGAGTCCTCAATTTCTAAGACCATGTCGTAACTATTTTCAGTTGCTTCAAGCGTTTGTCCGGCAACAGGTTGCGCAAGAGCTGGAGTAGGACCATCAAGCATAACGCTCCGACGATTCTGAGCCACGAGACTACAGTCAAGGCGATTACGGACATTATGGCGAACACAGTAACGTTCGAGGCGTTCAAGGAGACGTCCTTGAGATTCAATACGAATGCTATCAATAACACCAGCACCATCTGAACCGAGAGTGCAATCATATGTGTCCGTAGCAGCGAGAGCTGACAAGTTGAAGGCGAGATATCCCCGCTTGACATCGAGAAAGCCATCGTTGGCGGAAACAGGAATGCGAATTTCGTTGGTTACAGCATTGAAAGTATTACCGTTTGAGGCTGCGAAAAGTCGTTGGGAAGAAGATGCGGATACGGATGGCACTCGGCCCATTGCGTATCTCATCGAGGAGGGTAGGCTTGATCGTGAATCAGACATGTTTATTGTACGCAACATTAGATTTTTTCGAAAAAAAAACGTAAAATCGCACTCCCGAGTCGTTCATAGCCCAAATGACTTTTCGGCAGAGATAAGAATATGTTGCGTAAGAGAAAGAAACGATGTCGAACCCTCTATCCAAAGTGCCGCATCTCAAGGGATCAAAGGATCGAAAGCCTGACTACCCTTTTAAAATCAAACCACCTTTATTGCCTAGTATGTCATGCCTAATCAGCGGATCTCCGGCAAGTGGCAAAACATCGCTCATAACGAGTTTCCTATTGAGCACAAGTCCCCTCTACTATCATAAATTTTTCGATGAGATCCATATCATATCAGGGTCAACTCAAACAATGTCGCTTGACGATTTCGGACTACCAGATTCACATATCCATGACGAATACTCTGAACAAATCATGTCGGAGATACTCAGCACACTCCAAGAAGGTGAGAATGGAAACAGCCTAATTTGGCTCGACGATGTAATCAACGATCTATCACCAGCTGACAAAGTCCTCAACAAGGCTATCCTCAACAGACGTCATATCACGCAGAATCAGAATGACAAGACTAGGGCTGAGCTGAGCGTTTGGATCTCTACCCAGAAATACAATCGCTTAGCACTACGCTACAGAGCGAACATCACTTGCTTCATCATCTTCCCTACCTCTAACCACTCCGAGATTCGAAATATCAAGGACGAGCTACTTGGAGACCTCACTAAGGATCAGCAAGACGCTGTATTGGATTTGTGCTTCAGTGAACCGTATTCGTTCCTATTCATTAACACGATGATGCCAAAGGGTAAGCGCCTCTACTGTAAGTTCGACCTTTTGGAACTTCAAGAGGAATAAATACGATTTAAGAACAGTAAGATAAAGTAATAAACAGTATGCCTAATTACCAAAACGGAAAGATTTATAAAATTGAATCAAAGACTGCTACAGATGCGTTGCCTTATTACGGGTCAACTACACAATCACAACTTTGTAGAAGATTGTCGAACCACGTAGGTCACTATAAAAGTTACATGGATGGTAAATTTCACAACCTCACATCGTTTGAGATTATCAAGACTGGTGACTACAAGATTACTTTAGTGGAGCTGTTTCCTTGTAACTCTTCAGATGAATTGACTGCTAGAGAAGGACATTACATAAGGAATTTTGATTGTGTCAATAGATGTATAGCAGGTCGGACGCAAAATCAGTGGTATGATGACAATAAAGATAGAATCTTAGATGACCGTAAAGAGTATTACAACACAAATAAAGAGTCAATTTTACAAGTTAGGGGGAAATACCGTGAAGAGAACCGTGAGGCAATTAATGTGAAACAGAATGAGAAAGTTCAGTGTGAATGTGGGGCAGTTATCTCAAGATGCGGTAAAAGCGTACATAAGAAGACCAAAAAACACCAGAAATGGGTCGAGCTACAAGAAGAATAATTCAATTAAGAGAGATAATGTTGCCATACAGTAAAGGATGTCGATCACCAACTCAAATTTCAACGCGAGGTCGATACTGGGGCTACATCGTGATAAGGTATTCACAAGCTCAGATACACTCTCAAATTCTCAACTTACTGTTCCATTTTTACAGCAGAACTTGGGCAACGTAGTTACGAATAACGACTCATCTTTCAATTACAACCCATACACAAAGACCCTCAGTGTCCCAAATATCACCGGTGTCGTCAGTCAGAATGAGGTCTCACCTGTGGTCGACGATATCGCATACCATCTCATAGGTACAGCTGATGACCCTTCTGCCGGAACAATAGACACGACCCTCAACGCCGATGTGAATCTATCGTACACCCGCAAATCAAGCGGAGAGAACCAGCTCACTATCAGGTCAGACGACAGCCAGCTATGCCTTTTCAAGACTCCTACACATCCTAACGATCACGGTTACAAACTGAGATATAACAGCTCCCCAAGCGAATTCACCATAGTCCAGACGACTGGAGGCGTCGATGAGGTGATTATGACTATTTCAGCCAGTGGAGATGTGTCTTTTGCTAACGACTTGACGATTGGTGGTGTATTTTCGGGTGATGGATCTCTCTTAACATCGGTTTCTTCTGAGACCAGTGATATCACAGATACTGGCGACGACACTGACTACTACCTTGTCTTTACAGACTCTTCTGGTTCTGGGAAAACACTGCGGGTTAATGAAACATCAAGTCCAGGAGATACATTCACCTACAATCCATCAACCAACAAATTGTCCGTTTTGCGAGTATATTGCGGTTATATTGAAGCAGACAACTATATAGGCGTGAAAACCTCTGAGCTCACTGGGTTAATAGAAAATTTACAACTACGAAACAGTTACATAACGATAGGGACTACGACAATAAACCTAGGAAACACCGTCACGGAACTATTCGGTTTAACAAAATTACATATCGGCAACTCCGCTAACGCAGTCCAACTAACGATAGACGGAGCAACCGCTTATCCATCAGCAGGATTTTTGATTGGGGGATGGTCTGGTGGTAATGACGCAAACAAACATACAATACAAAGTAGTAGTAATTTACATATTGATAGTGCTGATAATGGTGATATATATATGAATTTTTATTCAGCAAGAGGAATTAATTTATGTGTTGGAGGTGGGAATGTCGGAATTGGGGATACGTTTGCTCAAAGTAAATTATCTGTTATCAATAGATCGGCAACAGGAGGATATACCTACGCAAATGTATCCGCTGGTTTTTTCTCTGGTGCTGCTACTGGTGGCGTTCACGGCCCTCAATTAGGTGGTGATTATATTAGCGGAAATTCTTTTATTCAATCTGGTTTTAATAGAACTGGATATGGTTATAATTTAATTTTACAACCATCTTCTGGTAATGTAGGTATTGGAAATAGCAGTCCATCAGCTAAATTACACATTTCTAACACAAGCACTTGTATAACATTTATAGAATCGACATCTAACGCTGCCTACATGAACACTAAAAATGTGTCGTCGGGAGGATTATCATATTTCGGAACAGATGGGAATGGATTAATGAATATAGATGCTGGTGCTACTATTGTCGGTTCAAGTGCAGGAAAAAACATATATATATCACCTGGTTTAAGTGCTAAGATGACTATTACATCAGCTGGGAATGTAGGTATTGGTATTGGTATTACTCCTAACCCATCACACAAATTAGATGTTGATGGTAATGTTTTTTCTAATAATGGATTTTATACACCAACTTATACAAGTGGCGGAAATTATTATTTTGGAACTGAATATTTAAGTAGGATTTTAGCAGGAATGGAAATAGAACATACTACACCTGGTAATTTTTCTCAAAAACTACATTTTAGAACACATCATTTTGGAGTAAGTGAAGATAGGAGAATGACTATTGATGAAGATGGTAATGTTGGTATCGGCTATTTAGACCCACAAAATAAGTTGGAAGTTCTCGGCGATATAAAATGCGGAAATTCTGCTAATACCTTAACTGCCCTCGATATCGAAATAAATTCTAGTTTTGCGTATGGAATACTCATCGGAGGTTGGAGCAGCGGAGGTTTGACGGCTGGGAATTCTACTATTGAGATGAGCTCAAACCTTCATATTGATAGTCCATCTAGTGGTTCGATTGGTCCTGGAAATATTTATCTAAATTATTACAACGCAGCACAATCTACATATATACGAAACAGAGAGGATATTTCTGATAAAAGAATTAAAAAAGATATTGTTGAAATAGAAACAGAAGAACAATTTAACGAGACTTTTGAAATTATCAAAAAAGTAGGCTCTTACAAATATAAATATCGTGATATATACAGAGAGAACGACCTTGACCAATATGGTTTCATAGCACAGGAAGTATTAGAAAATTATCCAGTTGCTTGTAAATTAGCAGGCAATAATTGCTACCTACCAAACATCATGGAAACTCTAAATTTTACTTATGAAGTCGGGGAAGAGAATCAGTATACATTCACAATAACAGGATATGAATTGGATGTCGATGTCAAATATCTCTTTTACGGGTTCCGTGAAGGTGTAGAGCAATTTGACTACCTTGAAAATGTCGAGCCCACAAGCGGCAAGACATTCGCATTCACCCCAACAGTTGTAAAGAATCAAGGACCACCTACATATATTAAACTTGTATTAGTCGGGACATACACAGATGATAAGTTGGGAGTGTCCAAAGATAAACTGTTCCAATTAGGATTCGCTGGCGTTCGTGGGCTAATAGCAGAGAATGAATCGCTGAAAGAGCAACTTGGGTCTGTTGAGGCCCGACTTGCGGCGGTTGAGGCGAGGCTCGCCAGTCTATAGAATAAAAAAAATAAGCAGATCTGCTTTTCCTTTTTTTAGATGCTGGCCGAAAGCTCGCCGGTGTTGACGTTGAAGCCGAATTCAATGTCGCACAGGGCAAAGGTCGTGGCCTCGAGGGTCAGCCCGCCGATTGCTGCGGCTGTAGTGACACGCAGCGAGACCGGCTGTGCCATAGAGGCCGTGTCGATGCCGCTGTATAGAGAACCGTCCTCGAAGCTTTCTAGGGCGGTCCCGATGCATGCGATACTAGCAGCGTCGGCAACTCCGGCGGCGATGGCTCCGTCGAAGGCGGCCCGGGTGACGAGCCCGGTGTTCATCGAACCGGTAGACGACCACAGACGCATCAGCTGTGCGTAGGTCGCGGCCGTTCCACCAGGGGCAGCCACCTCGACCGCCTGAGCAGGGCACGGCCGGCCTGCGATTTCGTAATCCCACAGGGACAACCAGCCGATCGACTTGGCACTAAGGCTGTAGAGTTCTGCGTCCGCGATGGCCGCGTTGTCGCGCAGCACCGTCATCAGTGCCCTCAGAGAACGTGAGCGGTCGTTGATGTGAATCGTATGGTTGGCCGCCCCTGTAAGCGAGCCGAACGATGTCTTGGCCGTCAGGCCGCTCCAGCTGAGCATGCCACCATTCTCCTGGGCCAGTGCGGCGAGGTTGGCGGTGAAACCATTGTCGTGCACCTGGACGTCTGGGACCTGGAGGTAGACGTTTGCGACTGTGTAAGTGACGACACCGGCATCGCCTCGGACAAACGACGCGGCACCGGCCGCGAGTGTCACCTCCAGGGTGAATCCGGCGTTGCTGGGCAGGTACTTTGCACTGGCGTTTTGGAAGAAAGCGGACTTGATGGGAATCATGACCGGCACGACGCCGGCGATGGCCAATTCACCGGCGGTCGTGTTGTCAAGGATGTTGGTGGGACCTTGAGCCAGGATGGACATGGCGTTCGCCTCCTCCTGGGTGGATGTGAACTGCCCGGTCGTCGCGGCCCAGAGGTTGTAGTGCTCGATCGACTCGAGGACCTGTCCCTGGTTACTGAGCACGCGCACACGCTCGATGCAGCACGCGGCCCCGCCGTCCGGCTTGATAGCGACCCCAGTTGTATTGGTAATGGTGAAGCACAGCAGCGCTGAGTTCAAGTCGAGGAAGTTGGCACTGGAAATATCTAGCCTTATTGTTGGGTTAGCCGGGCTGAAATTCCCTCCAGTCGAAGAGTAGTAACGCCTGAGGGCCCGGGTCGCCGAGAGCCCTTCGACCTGGCCAATGTCGTAGCGGAGTCCCGCGGCCACGGCGCCGGACATGGCCTCCCGGTGGGGCATGCGAGCGTTGGCAAGGGTGTCGTTCTGCTGGCGCTCCATGTCTGGGTTTGGGATACTAGCAACCAAAAAAAAACGCGTGTCCCCCCCCGATCACGGTCGTGAAAAGTTTGCCACGCCGTGACGAGACAACAGGCCGCCGCTGCCCTTGACTTTGCGATTCCATCGCCCCGAGCCAAACACGCGGCCGAGCAGCGACACGCCGTCGCCGTGCACTCTGACGTTGTCGATCTTCCCACAGTACTCAGGCTTCTTAAACGGGTTGAAACGGCTACACTTGAGGTCGCTGAGCCGTGGCAATCCTGCCCCGCGGTTATAAGTCGTCGCCGGTATATTATTTTTGGCCGCCAGAGAGGCAGCGAGCGTGCCGCCGAGCGAGTGGCCCGTCGCCTCAATGTCGCCGCCGTACTTGTCGCGCGCTCGCTCAAACGTCTTTTGCGTGCGATCAAAGCGGCTGCCGTAGCCTCCAAGGTTGGTGCCGGTCGCGACCCCGACGTCTGCGAGCAGGTCTCGCGCCGCAGTTCGCGCGCCCTGTTGGACTTCAGTCCCTCGCGCTGCCAGGATTGTCTTGCCCGACTCTGGGTCGTGGTATACGGCCGATTCTGGGTCGCTCAGCTCCTCGTCGAAGAGATAGGAGCCTACCTGCCTCTGGCGCTCGCGCTTGTACGCCTGGTCGGCAAAGGCTGCAGAATCCGATGCCATGGGTTTTAGTGTTTGCTTTAGATAATAGTCGACCGTGCCCCAAAGCTCTCTAGGAGTCGTGCGGCGACCCACCGGCCCTGGTCGATCAGCCACCAAATCGTCATCATTTAAAAAAAGAGAGCGTGATCACTGCCACAAGTCGACCGGGTGGTACGAGACGTCCTTGGTCGATCCGCGGGGCCGAAAGGTCGTGGGCTCGCCAATCTCCACGTGGAACGGGGCGGCCAAGTCCTGCTCGGCGATTCGCTTGTTGAGCGACGCGTTGGCAAAGAACTCTGCGCCGTCGGCCGTCTTGAGCACGTGCGACACGCCGTAGCGGGTCGTCACGGCACGCATGGAAACTATATAGTGTTGGCCGATCATTTCAGAGATTGGAGTCGCGGGGGTCATGGTCAGGATTGGCATCCTGATTTGCCTTGTCGTCACCAAAAAGTTGGACTCGTCGGACGAGTTTGTTTAATGGAATGTATCTATTACTTTAGAATTGCACCTTGCGAATCATCTTGTCTGAGCGTACCGAGTGGTCCTTGCCCGTCCTGAACATGACGTGTCCGTTCGAGCCCAGCGAGAACTCGATCGCGACGCCGTCGTAGAGCTGCTGGAACAAACGCATCGGGTCCCCGCCGTAGTGGCGGTCGCACTCCTCGACGATGCACGCCGTCGGGATGCCCTTGAGCCTGATGTGGTACGCCACCGTGCCCGCCTCGTCGATCAGGCGGTCAATGTACGACTTCTTGCCGAGGAACATCGAGTCGGTGGCGCAAATCTCCCCGGTCGACTTGTCCGTCGTGGGCACGAGGTGCCCGTCGACGATGCTCATGCATGTCTTGTAGTCAAAGTCTGTGTGGAACTGCCCGAGCTGGTTACCTATCAGCTCGCGTCCGTAGCGCTCGCGGAAGGCGTCTGCCAGCCTCGGGACCGCGTCGCTCTCGATGTGCATGCTGTCCGTGTCCCCGTAGTAGACTCGCTCGCCAATCTCCTCGGCCGTGCACTTGACCTCGTTCATGATGGTCTTGCTGATCGACAGGATCTCTGTCGCGACGTGGACCCGGTTGTAGTGGCTCTCGATCTCCTTGTAGCGCTGGAAGCGGTACGTGCCGTTGCCCATCACCGTGTACTCCTTGATCGCGTTGAAGTTGTTCTGCGTGTAGTTGGCCGCCTTGTCCTCACCGACGTACGAGATGTCGGTGTCGATCGGCTTGAGCGCGCAGATGCCATAGGCCGAGTTCATCAACTCCTTGATGCACAGCTGCAGCGAGTTGCGCTTCTGACGCTTGTAGACCAGCCGCTGCTCGAAGATCGTGCGGATGACGTCGTTGATCGTGTCGTTGCGCCCCTCGTCAAAGTAGTAGCCCTGGAGGATGTCGTACGTGATGTCGGACCACCTCACGAGGTCCTCGAGGGTGAACCGGTCGACGATGAGCTCCTTGCCCTCGAGATCGTTGGTCCAGTTGTTGCCAGCCTCGGTCTTGAGGCAAGTGATTGGGAAGCGCCACTCACGCCCGACCGTCTTGACGAAGATCTTGACAAAGTACCCGTCGACCGCCGTCAAGTCTACGCTGGCGTCCCACACCTTTGGAGTGCCCCTGAGGTAACCAGGGATGCGCGCCATCGCCGACGGGTAGAGGCTGACCCCGTCAAAGTCCGCCAGGGTCTTCGCGAGCTCCTCTGTTGACGCGAACTTTGACTTTTTGTTCTCGGCGACCATCGTCCGCCCGCCAATCATCGCCTTGGCCATGAAGGCCAATGGGACGCCCGACACCTCGTACACGCCGTCGTAGCAGCCGGCCTCTGTAAAGTAGGCGTCGGCCAGCGAGGCCATCGTCGGGTACGCCATGATGTCGAGGTCGCCGATCTCGAGCATGCTCGCCCTGAAGACCTTCCACCCCTCCTTGAGCACCGTGACGTCGCGCCCGCAGTAATACTCACAGTAGCGCATCATGTCGTAGCCGCCCTCGACTTGGCACTCCAGGCGCTCGAGGTTTGCCATCAACTGCGGCAGGTCGCCCTTCTTAGTGTGTCGCTCGATCTGCTGCTGGGTCGCCACGCCCCCCGCGTCGATGAATCGCTTGGTGTAGAGGCTGTACGGCATGACTTCCTTCTCGTCGGCGAGGTCGAACGATTTGGGGAAGTCGGCCAGCGGCATGCTGATCATCTTGCACGTGTCCTGAAACACCAGGCGCACGACGAGGTCGTGGCTGTCCCCCCACAAACTGTACATCCCGCTGCCCGTGATGATGTTGGTGGAGCGCTCGATTGTCGTCAGCCTGGTCAAATGCGGGATTATAAAGCTGAGGTCGTATGTATGGTTGTGCGCGAGGATCTTCACCTTGGGGATGCTGTCCATCTTGATCTTGTCCCGCTTCATGGGGACGCCGTACGACTTGGCCAAGTGGTTCAGGAAATGCAGCGCGCAGTCGTCTCCGGAGTATCGATAGTTTTCATCTCGCTCTAGCTCCTCGTATGAGACTGAGAACTCCTTGTGCTTGCTGCCCTCGGTCTTGGTCTCGAAGTCGTAGAACACGTTGGCCGCGTAGAGCTTGTGCTTGTCGAGTAGCTTCAGCTGCTCTGCTGGTCCCATGCCCGTGCGAGCGAACTTTGCCTCCAGCCGGGCCAATTGCGCGACCCCGCCCAACTGTTGAGACATGTTCACCTTGGCATAGTCGACCTTTGCCTGCGCGTCGCCCGCCTGCTCGTCCGCCTTGTCCGCCTCGGCTGCCTCGTGGGCCGTCGGCTCGTCGAACTCGCGGTCGTCGATGATTTCGTCGGGCCAGTCCGGCTCGTCCGGCTCGTCCTCACAGAATCGCTTGGGGTGGAACCGGCGCACTGCCGTCTCCGGGTACTCGAGGCCGTTCTCAAAGGTCGTGGACGCCTTGTCGTGGAACTGAGTGCGGAAGATACCGTCGGTCGAGATGTCGATCGGCTTGACGTGCGGGCCCTTGAGGATTGCGCGCATCAGGTCGAGCGAGTTCATGCCGCGTGTCTTTTTGCGGTCGTTCGCGCTGACGTGGGTCCACCAGGACTTCTTGGACTTGACCTGGTCGTAGTTCTCCACGGCCCATGCGGTAAACACCGTCTTGTGGTAGTGGAAGTAGTGCTCGTGCAGGAGGCCGAGCTCCACCGTCTCCCCGTCGCGCGGCCCGACGACCACGAGGTTCCTGTCGCCGTCGGTGTGGATCTTGATCAGCAGCTTGTGCCGGTCAGCGATAATCTTGAGATTCTTGCGGCTCACCTTGCGCATGCGGCACGTGGCCGCGAGGTCCGCCAGGACCGTGTTGGAGCACCCGGCGGCCTTGAACGCCTTGTAGATGCAGTTTTCCTTGTAATTCTCGTGGTCGACGCGTCTCCAGCAGCCGAGCTTGGCCAGCTCGGCCTCTAGCTCCGGGCACTCGTAGTCGTGCGTCCACGCGAAGAACTCCCCGGCCTTGCGCGACCACTTGGCCCCCTTGCGGTGGTCCGGGCGCTCAATGCGGAAGCGGTTGTTGATCATGACGTCGATGATTGCTGCGTCCGACCCGTGCCCCTCCTCAAGGAGGACCATGTCTGCTTGCAATCGCGCTATCAGGTCCTCGTAGCGCGCAAGCGAGAGCGTGTAGCGCGTGGCGCCTGCGACGATGATGAAACGTTCGCCGCGTTGCATCGCCGGCAAGAAGTAATCAAGCATGCGTCGCAGCTCCGGCTCCTCGGACGGCTCGTATGTCATGCTACGGCGGCGACCCATGATGAGGTCGCGCTCTCCCCGTCGACGCCTTGCCGTCGCCAGCCGCAGTGCCGCGGTTCGCTCCAGCTCGTCAAACCACGTCGCTGCGTGGGCCTCCGCAGCCGCGTGGGGCAACAGCCGAATGCCTGGGTATTGTTGGTGAAACTCGGGGTCCCTGAGGGCCGCTCGCAAAGTTCGGGAAAATGGGACTCGGGTCGTCATGCTCTCTCTTTGATTCTAGGCAAACCAAAAAAAATCGCTCGCCCCACGAGGTGGTCGGACGAAGGCGGTTAACACAAATTTTTTTAATCTGTGGATTTGGCGCTCTGGTCTGGGTGTTTGCGGATGATGTGACGCTTGAGGTATGCCTCGGCCAACGACTTGTCGCAGTGCGGACATGTCGTGCGCGGTCGCGGGAACGGCGGGCGCGGCGTCTTGTAGTAGAGTGCGCGCCTGGCCGCCATGCACTTCTCGCGATTGGCTCTGTACCACTTGAGTTTGGCGTTGATTTTGGGAGATTGGGTTGGTGATTCCATTTACTCAAGGTGACACCAAAAAAATGTCGTCGTCGGACGAACGCGTTTGCGTCGAATTCGGGCCAACATTTAATTAAATGGCGACCCCGCGCCAGGGCCGACATCCTCGGCGTGAAGCCCTGGGGCGACCCCCATGCCGACCGACCCCGACGTTCCCCAAAAACCACACGAAACA